TTTGATAAAAATTTAGTATTTGTTAAAGAATTAAATCAATATGTTATTGATAAACAAGGATTTCCTGATTTTGAAGTATCTTATGATGAACTTATATTTGCTGTAGGCAAATCAGGTATTGATTTTGCTCAACAAATACAAGATGATTATAAGTTAGAAACTGAACCTAAATCAGTACAAATTGGAGTTCGATTTGAAGCACCACAAGAACATTTCCAGAAATTAATTGATATTAGTTACGATTTTAAATTGTATCGTAAGTTTGATACAGGTGTTTCATTACGTTCATTTTGTACAAATAATAATGCTGCTTATGTTGCTGTAGAGGAAACATATGGTGATGTTACTTACAATGGTCATGCTAAAAAAGATCCTAAATATCTAAATGGAATGACTAATTTTGGTATTATTATGGAAATTAAGGATATTGATAATCCATTTGAGTGGTCTCGTAAAGTAGTAAATTTTTTACAGATTTATGGAACTGGTTTATATTATAGCCCATCTCGTGAAGCATCAACAACATCAGAAGGTGAAAAAGTTAGCTCAATTCAAATTAGTAGTTTAAATATTGTAAGACGAGGAATGGGTGAATATTGGAATTATATTGAGGATTTTATTGAGGATATGAAAAAAGTATTTCCAACATTAGGTGATGATTGGGGTGTTTATGTTCCTGAGGTAAAATATCTTTCACCTGAACCACTTGTTTATCCTAAAGATTTAGCATTAGTAGATTTTCCAAATGTTCACTTTGTAGGAGATGCTTTATCAGCTCGTGGTATTACAGTATCAGGAGCACAAGGTATTCTAGCTGTTGAAAAATTTGTAACAACAGATGAATGGGATAACATTCACGGAGATACGACTTATTGGAATTAATTTGGAAAATTAAAGAATTTTTATTATATTACAAATATGAAAACTAAATACGAACCAAGTAGAAAACTAACTAAAGCTGATGGTACTATAGCTTGGGTTTGGGAAAATAAACTACATAATTGGGAAGGTCCAGCATATCTACCACAAGGTGATATGCGTAAACGTGAGTACCATATTCATGGTATTCAATATACAGAAGATGGTTGGAAAGAAGCAAGACGTAATCGTGAAGGATTACCTTGGTATAAAACAGCTATGGGTCAAGCAGGTCAAAATAGAAACTAATATGAAAATAGGTTTATGTGGAACAATGAGTGTAGGTAAAACTACATTGGTAAATGCTTTAATGTCTTTGCCTGAATTTGAAGGTTATAATTTTGCTACAGAGCGTTCTAAGTATTTACGTGATTTAGGTATTCCATTGAATACTGATTCTACATTGAAAGGTCAGTTTGTATTTTTAGCTGAACGTTGTGCTGAATTAATAAATGAAAATATTATTACAGATCGTACAGTTATTGATGTAATGGCGTTTACTAAAGCAGCTAAATCAATTGAATATTATGATGCTGAGGCATTTTGTGATGCTGCTTCTAAATTAGTAGGTGAATATGATTATGTATTTTATGTATCTCCTGAAGGCGTTGAAATGGAAGATAACGGAGTTAGAACTACTGATTTAAAATATAGAGAAACTATTGATAGTATTATTAAATTAATATTATATAGGAGTAATCATAAAATTAAAAAATTAGTTGAACTATCAGGTACAACTGAAGAACGTATTGCAAAAATGACAGAAACAATTTTTGGTTAATATTTATAATCATGAAAAAATCTGAATTAAAAGCAGAAATTAAAGAATATATTGTAGAAATTCTTTCTGAAGAAGATATTGATGAAGGAACTTATGTTGGAGCTGGTGCTGTTGCTGCTCTTCAAAAAGATCCAAAATTTGCATCCGCAAAAGAAAAAGATGCAGCTGTTAATACTTTAAAAGCCGGAGGTAGTGTAACTTTAGAAGAAGAAGATGAAGATAGAGAACCTACTAAAGCAGAATTAGCTAAAGAAAAAGTAAAAACTGTTTCTAAATTTAAAATTCCAAATGACCAATTTGAAGACTTTAAATCTAAACTTAAAACTTTAGTTACTAAAGTAAAAGGTATGGAAAAAGGAGTTGAAAAAGACAAAAAGATGGCAGCTTTAAAACAATTTATTAAAAAACCAGAATTAGTTAAGGCGTTTAAAGAAAGAGACGTTAAAATTGATACTGGAGATTTAATTGGATAATATGAAACATTTAATTAGTTTTGGATTAGGTGCTTTAATAGCTACTTTAATTGTCCTTTTTGCTTTACCATCTAATAAAAAATTTCAAGCCGAATTAGATAGATTACATGCTCAAAACGATTCTTTATACAACGCTATAGATTCTACTTCAGCTAAAATTAAGCAATTAGATTCTATAGCTTGTGTTTTAGGAAATATAGTAAATGAGGATAAGAAAAAATTAGGTAATTTAAATAAAAAAGCTAATGAATATAAAGAAAAATATAATGAAGAACATAATCGCATCGTTGCTATGTCTAATGCTGATGCTGCCCGCGAGTTCGCAAACGCTTTTAAATGATTCAACTTGCTGTGTACCTTGTATTGCTTTAAAAAAAGCATTAATTGTTAAAACAGAAAAAGATTATTTAAAAAATCAATTAGGAGTTGCTCGCGACTCTATTGTTGTCTTAGATAAAATTGTTTATAATCAAGATAGTATTATTAAAATTAAAGATACTCAAATTTCCTTATACATTAAAAACGAAAGTAATTATAAGCAAGTAATTGAAAATAAAGATAAAGAAGTTATACTATATAAAAAAGAATACAAAACAGCCCTTAAGCGAAGAAATTTAGGTTACATTAGTGGAATCCTTGGCATTATATCGGGCTTATTAATAGCTCTATGAGTCAAGACTTAAAACAAATAATAAGAGAAGAATATATAAAGTGTGCCCAAGACCCGGCTCACTTTATGAAAAAATATTGTAATATTCAACACCCACAAAGGGGTAGAGTAATATTTAATTTATATCCTTTTCAAGAAAAAACATTACGTTTATTTAGAGATAATCCATACTCAATTGTATTAAAATCTCGTCAGTTAGGTATTTCAACATTAGCCGCAGGTTATTCTTTATGGTTAATGTTATTCCAGAAAGATAAAAACGTGTTGTGTATTGCTACTAAGCAAGAAACAGCTAAAAACATGGTTACAAAGGTTAAGTTTATGTTTGATAACTTACCTTCATGGCTTAAAATACCAGCAGATGAACATAACAAATTAACATTAAGATTAAGTAACGGATCTCAAATTAAAGCCACTTCAGCATCATCAGACGCAGGTCGTTCAGAAGCCGTTTCTTTGTTGATAGTGGATGAGGCAGCTTTCATTGAACAAATTGGAGAAATATGGGCATCAGCACAACAAACATTAGCTACAGGTGGTGGAGCAATTGTACTTTCAACACCGTATGGAACTGGAAACTGGTTCCATAAAACATGGGTTTCAGCAGAAAATGCTGAAAATGATTTCTTACCAATTAAATTACCTTGGTATGTTCACCCTGAACGAGATGAAAACTGGAGAAAACGCCAAGATGAATTATTAGGAGACCCTAGATTAGCAGCACAGGAATGTGATTGTGACTTTAGTACATCAGGAGATGTAGTATTCCATTCAGAATGGATTGACTTTTTATCTCAAACAACAATAAAAGATCCTCTCGAAAGAAGAGGCGCTGACCAAAACTTTTGGGTATGGGAACCAGCAGACTATACAAGAGATTATATGGTAGTAGCTGACGTAGCTAGAGGTGATGGTAAAGATTTTTCAACTTGTCATGTTATTGATATTGCTACTAACGTACAAGTTGCTGAATATAGAGGACAATTATCTACTAAAGAATTTGGATATTTTCTTGTAGGTGTTGCCACAGAATATAATCAAGCATTATTAGTAATTGAAAACGCCTCTATTGGATGGGCCACTATTGATGCTGTAATTGAAAGAGGTTATCGTAATTTATATCAATCACCTAAATCAGATCAACTCACAGCAGAGTCGTATTTAAAGACATATGAGGGTTCATCCGATATGACCCCTGGATTTACAATGTCAATGCGTACTAGACCGTTAATTGTGAATAAATTCCGCGAATTTGTTGGTGACCGTTCTGTAACTATTCGTTCAAGAAGATTACTTGAGGAAATGAAAGTGTTTGTGTGGAAAAACGGTAGACCAGAAGCACAAATTGGTTATAATGATGATTTAGTTATGCCATTTGGTATTGCTATGTTTTTACGAGACACGTCACTAAAATTCCAACAACAAGCTCACGATATGACTCGCGCTACACTAGGCAATATGAGTAAAACTTCGTATATTGGCGCTTATAATCCAAACCAAGTAAAAAATCCATATTCCATTCAAACAGATAAGGGAATGGAGGACATTAGTTGGATTTTGTAAATATTTATAGTATATAATAAAACATAAAAATGGCAGATAGAAGTTTATTCACCCGATTACAACGACTGTTTTCAACAGACGTAATCATCCGTAATCAGGGTGGCAGCGAATTAAAAGTAATGGACGTTGACTCAATTCAACGTTCAGGAGATATAGCAACAAACTCTCTAGTAGATAGATATAATCGTTTATATTCCCCAGCAGCATCTTCTTTACTAGGAGCTCAAATTAACATAAACTGGCAGTACTTACGTACTATGGTTTATTCAGACTATGATAACATGGATTATGATGCTATTGTTGCTTCTGCTCTTGATATTGTTGCTGATGAATCTACTCTTAAAAATGATATGGGAGAAGTGCTTCATATTAAAAGTAGTAACGAGGATGTTCAACAAATCCTTTACAACTTGTTTTATGATGTATTAAATATTGAATTTAATTTATGGAGTTGGATTCGCCAAATGTGTAAATACGGTGACTTTTTCCTTAAAATGGAAATAGCTGAAAAATTTGGTGTTTATAATGTTATTCCATATACAGCATACCATATTGAAAGACAAGAAAATTATGACCATGAACATCCAAATGCTGTAAGATTTCGATATTCACCAGAAGGTATTTACGCAGGTGGTTCAGGTTATTATGGTACCCCTACTTTAGGGTCTTTTCAAGAAAACCAACCAGGTATATATTTTGATAATTATGAAATGGCTCACTTTAGATTGTTAACAGATGTTAACTATTTACCTTATGGTCGTTCGTATTTGGAACCAGCTCGTCGTATTTTTAAACAATACGTGTTGATGGAAGATGCTATGTTAATTCATAGAATTTCTCGTAGTCCTGATCGTCGTATATTCTACATTAATGTTGGTTCTATTCCTCCAAATGAGGTAGAAAACTTCATGCAGAAAACAATTTCTACTATGAAGCGTACTCCGTTAATGGATAACCAAACAGGTGAGTATAACTTGAAATACAACATGCAAAACTTATTGGAAGATTTTTATATTCCAATGAGAGGCAATGACACTACTACTAAGATTGAAACCGCTCCTGGTTTACAATACGATGGTATTCAAGACGTTACATACTTACGTGATAAATTATTTGCCGCTCTTAAAGTACCTAAAGCATTTATGGGTTACGATAAGGACTTAAGTGGTAAAGCTACATTAGCCGCTGAAGATATTAGATTTGCTCGTACAATTGATCGTATCCAGCGCATTACATTATCTGAATTATATAAGATTGCTTTAGTACATTTATATTCTCAAGGTTATACAGGTGAGGAATTAACTAACTTTGAGTTAGACTTAACTACACCTTCTATTATATATGATCAGGAAAAAATTGCGTTACTAACTCAAAAGGTTGATTTAGCTCAAAAGATTATGGAAGCTAAATTATTACCAACTGATTGGATTTATGACAATGTGTTCCACTTTAGCCAAGACGAGTACGATGAATACAGAGACTTGTTAGCTGAAGACCAAAAACGTGCTTTCCGTTATAATCAGATTGCTGAGGAAGGAAACGATCCTAAAATGACAGGTAAATCTTATGGAACACCACATGATTTAGCTTCATTATATGGTAAAGGTAGAATGTACGACCAACCAGAAAATGTACCTGTAGGATATGGTAGTGATTTAGAATTAGGACGTCCTGAAGAAAATCCAACAGATCGTAATACACAAGATGATAATTTTGGTAAAGATAGATTAGGTGCTAAAGGTATGAAAAACGATGATAACGAATCGGATTCTATCCGACCTCAATATAAAGGAGGGTCTCCATTGGCTCTAGAAGCAAAACAAGTTTATTTAAAAAACAGAACCTTGATTGAAAGTTTAGGCAAAAGAATAACTGCCGAAATTTCAACATTAGGAGATTCATTATTAGATGAAAGTAAGTTAAAGGAATAAGAATCTTTATATATTTATAACAAAACCTTTGGGGAATGAACATTAAACATTCTAAGTATAAAAATACGGGAATCCTTTTCGAACTTTTGGTAAGACAAATTACCGCAGACACTCTGTCGGGAAAAGATTCGAAAGCAACACATATATTGAAAAAATATTTTGTAAAAACTGAGTTAGGTAGAGAGTATAAATTATACGAAACGATAACAAAACACAAAAATCTAACAGAAGGTAAAGCAGAGGTTGTAATTAATTCCGTTATTGAATCTTCTAAAAACTTAAATAGAGGAGCATTAAAAAGACAAAAGTATAATTTAATTCAAGAAATTTCTAAGCATTATAACTTAGAAGAATTTTTTGCTACTAAATTATCTAATTATAAGTCTTATGCTTCATTATATACGTTAGTAGAAATATATAATAGCGAAATGTTATCAAATCCCGACCAAATCATTTCTAACAAAATTGCTATTTTAGAAAACTTAACAACAAAACAATTTGATAAGAAAAAAGTTGAGGATGATTTGTTAACCGAGTTTCAATCATACGATAAAGATTTACGTATTTTAACATACAAAGTATTATTGGAAAAATTTAATGGAAAATATGCTTCATTAAATGATAACCAAAAATCAGTATTAAAAGAATTTATTAATTCAGTCGATTCAACTCCTAAATTAAGAGAATTTTACAATACTAAAATTACAGAAATTAAAGCTACTTTAACTAAACAAGTTAAAAAAGTAACTGATAAAGCTATTCAAATAAAATTGAATGAAGTTAACAATATGTTAGCTCCTTTAGGCAAAACAGCTAATGTAGGTAACGATGATTTAGTTAATTTATTACAATATTACGAATTATTAGAGGAACTTACTAAGGTAAATGGCTAAATATAAGTACAAAATAGCGGAGGCAAAAGAAACACTCAATGCTACAGAAGTAGATCCTGCGTTAATACAACGTATTGAGAAAACTTATGGTCCTGTAGATATGGAACATGATTTCTTTTCTGCTGACTTAAAAACTTATTTCAAAACCAAATCAGTAGATTCTGAAACTGGAGCAGTTGATAGTCAAGTAATTAAATTAGCCAGTTTTACAGATTCATTAGAAAAATTATATACAGCTACAGAAGCATTATCCGCTTTAGTTAAATCACCAGGTGGAAAAGATGATGCTACCGTAGTTAAAATATATGATAATCTAAAAACATTATTTAATACATTTAGAACTCATTTACGTAAATATTATCCTGATCAATATGCAGCTATTAAAGATAAATTAGATGAAATATCTACCATAGCTTCTAGTTCAGGATTTACATCAGGAGGTCAAGGAGAAAATTACGCAACCCCAAAAGCATTTGGTGGTGAACCTTCAAAGAAAAATTATAGTGCATATAGTGAGGCCGGTTGGAAAAAAGTTAATGAATTTAAATATAAACTAGCTAAAAAACCAATTAAAGAAGCAGATACTAATGTTGAACAATATTTACAGGATTTAAATGTAGTAAATCCCGATAATAAAAAATTCATTGCCTCTCGTTTAATGGGGTTTGATGAAGTAGAAACAAAATTAAACCAATTATTACCATTATTACAACAAGCAAAACACGAAACTATGGATTATTACAGACAAAATCCTGAGTCGTTTAGTATTGTTTATGGTACCGATTTAGCAAACGATTATTTAAACGACTTAATAGAACTATTTAAAAAATAAAACATGGCAAACATCCCTGCAAACCCCACCGCTATATTACTCCCTCAAGGTCAATCAATAACTGGCTCATTTGCTGGTTTTTCAGTTCTTCCTAATTCATTAACAACCCCTCAAGGTCAAGTAGCTCATTTTAATGGACTTCGTGATGGAAACGGATCATCATTATTAAGATCTGGTTCATCTTTATTTTTCACAGCTGGACAAACATATCCTATATTTGTGACTAGTGCTTCATTAGATGCATCTAGTGCTAACGTTTTATTTTACACATAATATTTATAATAAAATGAAAACCTTACAACAAGAATATCAATTAATAATAGAAGGTAAAGGTAACAAAGACCACTTCTTAAAAGTAGCTCGTCATATGTTCCCTGAGTACGTTACTACAGGTAATGACTTTAATACTGCTGTTCATATTTTAACAAGTAAAAATCTTTTAAGCGAGGCCGCAGGTGGTGTAGTAGATGCTGGTCGTAAAGATTGGCAGGCTATTTTTAATACTAATTTAAAAGAGGCTGTTGGTGTTAAAAATACTAAGGAATATGGTGACCAAAATGAATTTGAAAAACCAGCCCCTGAAGTAGCTAAAGATTTAGCTAACCAATTTGATAATAATAATCCTGATAATATTGACAACGTTTATGGTCAGTCATTTTTAATGGGTTTCTATACAGAAATGCAGGATGAAAAAAATAAAGATAAAAGTGTATATGAATTAAAACAAATCGTGTTAAAAAACATGGTTAAAGATATTAATTACTATGCTACTCAAGCTTCATTTGGTGTTAAAGGAATTGGATATACTAAAGAGGTAGTTGGAGGTGGAGATCCTGTAGAACCTAAAGGTAAATATAAATCATCAGGATATGGTGATATGCCTAAAACCGTTAAAGAAGGTTTAAATGAAGCAAAACGTCCTTCAATTAGTGATCATATTAAAGAAGTAGAAAAAACATCTCAAGCTGTTGCTTTAGAGTCAAAATTAGCCGCTATTGATGAAGCAATTGAAAAACGTAAAAATAAATTAGCATTAGCTGAATCAGAAGAATTAGCAGAAATGATTGACCAATCTATGGTTAAGACCCTTAATAAAGAAATCAAAGAACTTGAAAAACATAAAGCTAAAACCCAAAAAATCTATGAAAAAATGACGGGTAAAGCTAAAGAAGAAGTGATTGATGAGGATGAAGATATGATGCCTTACTAATATGAAACAGGTACTAATTGAAACTATACCATTTAAAGTTGCTCCAATGCAACTTACTGAAGGTTTAAAAGCACCTTCTGGTAATCCTTTAGTTGAAGGTATTTTAGCTACAGCCGAGGTAAAAAATGGTAATGGTAGATATTATCCTAAAGACTTGTGGGAACGTGAAATTGACAAATACAACCAAATTGTTAAAGAAAACAGAGCCACAGGTGAATTAGACCACCCTGATTCTACAATTATTTCACTTAAAAACGTATCTCACATTATTAGAGAAGTATGGTGGGATGGAGATAAAGTAATGGGTAAATTAGAAATTTTACCTACAACATCTGGAAATATTTTAAAAGCACTTATTGAAAATAACGTTCAAGTAGGTGTATCATCTCGTGGAATGGGTTCATTAAAAGAAATTAATGAAGGTACTTTAGAAGTACAAGATGATTTTGAGTTATTATGTTGGGACTTTGTATCAACACCATCCAATCCAGGTTCATATATGCAATTAGTAAAAGAAGGTAAAGAAGTACCAACTAACTCTTACCTTAAGATTAATTCTATATTAACAGAAATATTATGTGCTAATGGCACATGCCCTATCTTTTAACCCCCCCTTGGATAGTCTCCTTGGACCGACCCTCCCCAAAAAAGGAGGGTTTCTTATTTCTGCGTTTTTGAAAAATCCCCATATACGTATATTCGTAATATGCGGTTTTCTTATATCGCATTATCAAGAAAATATTCTATTACGCTTCGACATTAGTCAACAATAAGCGTATTTCCAACAAAAATTATTTGAGGACAAAAACAAAATGGTAAACAGAGACTTATTGAAAGAAGCCATTGCCGATGCCAAAGCAGTTAAGGAAACTGCCATCGTCAATGCAAAGGCCGCTCTTGAAGAAGCTTTTACTCCCTATTTGAAAGAAAAGTTAGCTGCAAAGTTAGCCGAAATGGATGATATGGATGAAGCTGACGAGATGATGGAAATGAAAGAAAAAGACATGAAGGAAACTTACGACATGGAAGAAGCAAAACACATGAACAAAAAAGAAATGGACGAAATGGAAATGGACGAAATGGAAATGGGTGAAGCTAAAGAAATGGATGAAATGGACCTTGATGAACTTTTACGAGAACTTGACGCTATGGATGAAGAAGATTCAACTATGGAAGAAGGTAAAGCCGCTTACGAGTACGAAAAGGGAAAGAAAGCTGGTGAAAAAGAAGCAATGAACGAAGAAGAAGATCTTATTAACAACCCTGGAGGTGCTGGTAATTTACCTAAGTCCCCAGACATGGTAGAAGAAGAGGAAGCTGAGTATGCAGACGAAGATGCTGACGGTGTTGAAGATTCAGAAGATGAAGAAATTGATATCGAAAACATGGACGAATCTGATCTTAAATCTTTCATTGAAGGTGTAATTTCCGACATGGTAGCCGCTGGTGAATTAGAAGGTGGTCATGAAGGTATGGAAGGTGAAGAAGGTGAAGAAGAAGAAAGCGAAGAAGAAGTTGAAATCAACGAACGTAAAAAGTACGGTGGTAACAAAGGTGATGTTCCTGCTAAAAAGCGTGGCGATAAAAAAGACACTGCTGAAGAAGAAGGAGTTGAAGATTACAAGAAGAAACTTAAAGAAATGAAAGAAGAACTTGATGAAGCTTACAACGCATTATCTACTATTAAAACTGAATTGCAAGAAGTTAATTTGTTCAACGCTAAATTACTTTACACTAACAAAATCTTCAAAGCTAAAAATTTGACTGAAAGTCAAAAAGTAAAAGTATTGGCCGCTTTTGACAAAGCCGCTAGTGTTAAAGAAGCTAAATTAGTATTCGAAACCTTATCTGAAGGTATGAAAGAAACTAAGAAAACTGTTAACGAATCAATGTTAAGAGGATCTGCTTCTAAAGCCGCTGGTGTTGCTACTAAAAAGCCAATTCTTGAAGTAAACGACCAATTTGCTAGATGGCAGACATTGGCCGGAATTAAAAAATAATTAAAAACTTAAAACAAAACAAAAAACAAAATGTCAAACGTACAACAATTATTAGAAAGCTCAGCTAACTCTTGGAAGAGTTTGCAAAGCGACGCTGCTAAACTTGCTGGAAAATGGTCTAAGACCGGATT